GCCCTTCCCAATTATACTCCCAGTCCTCCCCAAAGTGCTTAGTCAGTAACGCACTTAACTGCTCATCAAATTCTTTACCCATATGTCATCTACTCCTTTCACTTTTAGTGGTTGATCGTAAACTTAAATCAGAAAACTCTGTAATACGTTCGAGAACTTCCTCATGAGAATAACCCTTGTTGATAGCATCATCACCAAAAGCTATTTCATAAACAAGTTCAATAAACTCTTTATCTCTTTTATCCATTAACAATTTACTGTTAGCATGGCACAATGCCTTTTCTAACTTTTGAACCTTGTCAAACAAGTCATTGTAGGCTCTGTTTATTTCTTGACTCATTATCAATCCCCTTTATAATAGTGGTTCTTTCCTAATTAGCTTTTTAGAACTAATTAAACGTTTAAACATTGAGTTTATCATTATCACTAATAGTGATAAAAATAATACTAAAGTATAAGTGAGTAAAATATCAATCATTTTTAAATCCTTTCTTCTTCCTCGTTACCATATAAAGAGTGTCGTTAATATACAACAATGGTGCTGATTTTTTAATTTTGTAGGTTAACTTTTCCTCATTAAATTTAACCAAATTATAACGCAATTTCAACATATTGTAATAATCATTATTCATTTTTATTTTCCTTTCGTTTAAAGTTAAAGTAAGCGTTTAAACAGTTAACATCATTTCATCATGACAAGCACCACAACTTGATAAACCCCTTTCAGCCTGTGACCTAGTGATTCTATAAGTCCAATCGCAACTTACACATTTAGCTTTTAATAACCTAGTTGTTTGTTTTTTGATGTTAATAGATAAAGTCATTTTAGAATGAGGGTAAGCACCTAACTTATCAATAATTGGTGTAAAGTGCTTTACAAATTCCTCACCATGAGTTGTTGCAGTTGGTTTTCCCTCTAACAGTAATAATTTAGCAAGTTTTGAAAAAGGTTTTCTATGCCCTGATTTATTATCGTCAACAGCATGAATAATTTCATGCATCAAAGTGGATGCAACTTGCATTGAATCGTTAATTTTAGCTGAAATAAAAATTTCAGAATACTTTGACTCACTACAAGAGGATTTAAAATTGAGTCCAATATATTTGCCACGAGTTGGTGCTGTGGATGAAAACTTTATTATATCTTTTAATTCTGACGCAGTCCTAAACCATGGATATTTAGGCTTTAACTCAATAACTTTGGAATCAATGAAATTAATTGATTCATGAAAAAACTCATTTAGCCATTGTTCTCTATTCATCTTATTATTTCCTTTTCTAGTTAATTAATCAAAAGAATCTGTTTAAACAGACAGATTCTTCAAATTAATTATCTTGGGTAATTAAATAGCCATTTACCACGTTTTATTAACTTTTTTCTACGTTTGTATGCATAACTCATCTTATTATTTCCTTTCTATTTTATTGAATAAGACCCCCTTTCGGGGGTTTCGCCTAAAAAAGGCTCATCAGTTATTCTTTATATATTAATAATCCATATTACCTCCTCTTATTTAATTAAAAATTTTGAATAATTAACTTAAACCTTTATGAAAAATTACAAGTCTTTTAGTGTTCGGAATTTCAAGTACTGTTGTTAGGTCTTTCAAATCGTCTAACGCAATATCCGTATAGTCAGCATCAAGATATATCCATTTTTCATAAAGGTTTATATAATCTTTTAATACTTGCTGAGTGTTGTCATACTCTGAATAATTAAACTCTTCCAAAAACTTTGAATAAGAACCTCCTAAATCTTTATGTAACTGTTTTAAATGCTGAAATAACACACTCGCACCCTCGAAACTAAAATTATGATGTGTAATCATCATGGCAACAAATTCATGCTTTGTATTAGTTTCTATCTCTTTTATTTTATGTGCTTCTTCTGTCAAAAGATCAACAAAATTCATTTTTATTTCCTTTCTTTTCTTTAATTAATCAAAAGAACCTATAATAATAATATAGGTTCTTTTGATTTATTAAAACATGATATCTTTAACAGTAATTTTGTTTATGTCAATATCTCTATCAAAAGAATCTAGATTGCCGTTAGAGTCTAGACAAGATTTATAGTCAAGTTTTAGATTGTGAATTAAATCACTTATACGAAACTCTTTATTTTTTTTCAAGGTAGAATTATTATCTAAAACTAAGAAATCATCCGATATTACTTCTAAAGAAATTTTATAATTTTTTTGTCTATAAAAAGTCTCTATTAAAAACATAGGTATGATGTAGATATCATTAGTACCATCATACTCAAAAGTTACAACTATTTCCCCCTTTTTAAAATTCACGTCAGGTTCAAACTGACCATTCTTATAACTTTTAAAGTGGTATAAACCTAAATCAAAATTAATAGCCATAAAATTCTTCCTTTCTCTTTAATTAATCAAAAGAACCTATAATGACATATAGGTTCTTCAAATTAATTAACTAAACTGTCAATATAATTTTGAGTTACTTTCCTGCCAATGCCTTTACCTCCTAAATATTTATTAATATGTCTAGTGGTGGTAGTGGAATAAAGCCTATCAGTCCGGAAAGCACCATTATTATCATATCCTGCTACTGGTGTTTTATAACTAAATAAAACGGTTATTCCATTATTAAATGTCAACTCTGTCATGTTTGACGCTACTGGCTTTAATTTCATTGTCCTGCTCCCTCTTTTATTGAACTTACAATTTGATATTAACATTACTAGTTATATCGTCAAGAAAATAATTAATTTAAGTGTTGTATTAATGATAATTTAATTGCTTTAATTTAGTTAATAAAAACATTGACAGAATAACAATATTAGTGTAGTTAACCTATTGATTAATAAAATTAATTAAGTCAATAGATAAAAGCTATCGATAGTAAAAAACTATAGACTATGTGATCCATATTAGACTTATCTATCTAGCAAATTCCGTGCCACTATTCTGGCATGATTATTGCTTAGCAACTATAGCAAACAAGCAAATTACATACCAACTTTATAAATCCCTATAATTATTCTGGCATAGTTCTTGCTTAGACCATTATTGGCACGATTCTTGCTTAACTGCTATTGTTGGCATAATTCTTGCTTGGTAATTCTGGCATGATTATTGCTTTGAAGGGGGGGAGGGGGTTATGGTTGTCTGTATAATTGTGCTGAACCCACACTAGTACAAAAAAAGCTAGAATTGAGTTTGACTAATCCTAGAAAATATGGTATAATCTTTTCTGTAGTTAGAACACTCACTATAGAGGTTATATTGGTTCTTCTTAACACGAAGTACTTCTACCTCTTCCACACAACGAACACTAATATTAAATAGCAATATTGGTCTATATAGCTATATAGGTAAATCAATGGATGAAACTGGTTTAGAAAAAAGAATAAGAACCTATGCTAACAAAGCAAAGGTATTAACACCTGTAGGCTCTAAGCAAAAACGAAGAGTAGGAAGACCCTCTAAAAAAGAGATGGAATATGTTGCTCTTAAGACAAAAAGAAAAAAGAGCAGTCTTGTTTCTAAGAGAGAAGAAACAGCCAAGATGAGAGAATTAATGGCTAGGATGTTAATAACTAATGGTGATAGGGTTTTAAAGAAAACAATTGATATAGCATTAGAAGACGAACACCCTCACCAAATGGCAGCATTAAAGTTATTAATGGATAGAGCACTCCCAGTTTCTATTTTTGAAAAAGATAAAGAATTGAATAAAGGTATTACTATTAACATATCTTCAGTTCCTAACACTTCTGACCCTATAGTTATAGATTCAGCTCCAACTGATAAAGATTCTGATGGAACTTGATATACAGCTTTTAAAGTGGCAACAACAAGTATGGAATGATAATACTAGATTTAAAGTAGTGGCAGCAGGAAGACGTACAGGTAAATCAAGGTTAGCTGCCTATATGTTGATAGTTAATGCTTTACAAACAGAAAAAGGGCACGTTTGGTACATAGCAAACACTCAAGGACAAGCTAGAGATGTAATGTGGTCTACTCTCTTAGAGATAGCTAACTCAGTAATTGATTCCTCTCACATTAATAATTTACAGATAAAGTTAATAAATGGAACAACAATATCTTTAAAAGGAGCAGACAGACCAGAAACAATGCGTGGAGTATCTCTCAAGTTTGTTGTATTGGACGAGTACGGCTCTATGAAGTCAGAGGTATGGGAAACTATTATAAGACCTGCATTAGCTGACCAGAAAGGCTCTGCGTTGTTTATAGGTACTCCTTTTGGTCGTAATCACTTTTATGATTTATACAATTATGCTAATTCAGAAAAAGATACAGAGTTTAAAGCCTGGCATTTTAGTTCTTTTGATAATGAACTATTAGACCCTAAAGAGATAGAAGCAGCTAGAAAGTCAATGTCTAGCTTTGCTTTTAGACAAGAGTTTATGGCTTCTTTTGAAGCTGCTAGTGGTGGTATATTTAAAGAAGAATGGATAAAGTATGAAGAAGAAGAACCCAAAGAAGGCAGATGGTATATAGCTTGTGATATTGCAGGTTTTTCTGATGTAGCTTATGCTAATACTGCTAGAAAGAAAAGATTAGATCAAACTGCTATAGCAATAGTAAAAGTAGATAAAGATAGATGGTGGGTTCACAGTATAGAGCATGGTCGTTGGGATATTAAAAAGACTGCATCTAAGATATTTCAAGCAGTAACAGACTTCCAACCACTATCAGTAGGGATAGAAAAAGGTATTGGTAAAAATGCACTAATGGGTTACTTGTCAGACATGATGCGTCAATACAACACATTCTTTAGAGTAGAAGATGTAACTCATGGTAATAAGAAAAAGATTGATAGGATTACATGGTCATTACAAGGTAGATTTGAACATGGTAAAATTACTTTAAACAAAGGATTATGGAATAATGAATTTGTAGATCAATTTTGTCAGTTTCCTAATCTACAAGTACATGATGATTTAATAGATGCTTTATCATATATTCATCAAGTACAAGTACCAGAATATATAGAACATTATGAAGAAGAAGAATATAAACCCTTAGATGCAGTAACAGGTTACTAATATGGAAAATTTAATACAACAAACATACTCAGAATATCCAAATTTAGATAAATATTTAGACCCTAAAAATATTGTATTTAATATTGGAAAACAAAAAGATTATTTTTTAGAACAATGGGTAGTAGGAGAACCTGGTAATAAAAAACATCCTAGACCTAAGGAAATACCATTAAATGAATCTGGTATTGAGATATATAAAGAAAACACTAGACCTATAGATATTGTAGGAGATATTATTTCTCATACTTTAGTAAAAACAGACTCTGATTTTAAATCAGTATATGATAAATTTAAACAGTCTATTCAGCCTGGTCAGATGGAGAAACGATATCAAAAACATAAAGAATTTGGTGAAAAAAGACCATTTGAGTTATGGTATAAACAAACAGGTATGCCTGAATTATTTAGAGGTTATACCTTTAATCAGTTTAATAATGCTTCTGCTGAAGATTTAATAAAAGAAGGTATTTACACACCACAACAAATACAAATATTAAATGAAGCAAAACAATTAATAAAAAGTAAACTACAAACAAAAGAAGAAGTAGAAGATATACTAAGAAATCCATTAACAGAACCAACTATATAGAGTAGTATACCGTTATGTGTACCACCCTATAAGTAACAACACAAGTGGTATACCGTTATGTCTACCACCCCTTACAAAAAAGGAATATTAATATGTATAATGAAAGTTTCTCAACAAAACCATTAGTTTCTTGGGTAATGGGTCAATGTGATGAATGGAAAGTAAATAGAGATACAAACTATTTAGACACTTGGAAAGAGTATGAAAGATTATGGAGAGGTATCTATGACTTTTCTGATCGCACAAGAGATTCTGAAAGAGCTAGGATTATTACTCCTGCTTTACAACAAGCCATTGAAGCTCATACAGCAGAAATAGAAGAAGCTGTATTTGGTAGAGGAGAGAAGTTTTTTGATATATCTGATGATAGACTAGACCCTCAAAAACTTGATGTAGAAGCTATTAGAAACCAAATGGCAGAGGATTTTAAAAAAGGCTATATTAGGAAATCTATATCTGATATAATATTACTATCAGCCATCTATGGAACTGGTATTGGTGAAATAACTGTTTATGAAAAGAAAGAGTTAAAACCAGCTATGCAGCCAATAATAGAATCTGGTATTACTGCTGTTGGTGTTATGGAACAAGAAAGATTCTGTGTTGGTCTAAAACCAATAACCCCTTACAACTTTTTAATTGATCCTACAGCTTCTAACGTAGAAGATGCTTTAGGTTGTGCTATTGAAGAGTTTGTTTCATTACACTCTGTAACACAAGCTATGGAAAGTGGTGTATATGATACTGTTACTGATTTATCATCTACAGCAACAGATTCTGATTTAGAAGTTTCTCAAGAAGCTACAGACTATGGAGGTAATAGAGTAAAACTATTAAGGTACTATGGTCTTATACCAAAGTATATGTTAGATAATAAAGATAACTCAGATAAATTTCAAGAGTTATTTAATAAAAAATCTGATGAATATGGTTCAGAAGCAGCAGATTATACAGATTTAGTAGAAGCTATTATAGTTATTGCTAATGATGAACATTTACTAAAAGCTGAAGAATCTCCATATATGATGAAAGATAGACCTATTG